GTTTCTGTTCCGTAAGGTGTAATCTTAAATTCTTTTCCTGCCTCAATGCATTTAGCTCTCCCTTGGCTTTGTCAGCTTGTGATTGCCAATATTCAAAACGAGTTGAGTCGTCTCTAGGGGAGACTTCTTGTGTTTCTTGCGTAATTGACTCAGACACACCACTATCTTGTGGTATCTCCCCATTAGGTATTGCAGGTTGCTCTATATTAAGCATTGCATCCTCTTTTGGTG